GCGCGGGCGGAAGCTGTCGCGCAGCGCGCGCCACTCGCCGCGGATCCTGGCGCGCAGGCCCTGGTCGCGCCATTCGTGGGTGCGGCGGTGCACGCCCAGGATGAAGTCCCACCACGGCGGCATGCCCGGCGTGGTCAGCCACACCAGGGCCCAGGACCAGGCGAGCCCAGCGCTGCGCCATGTGGCGTTCGGGTAGGCCCATCCGTCCTTGGTGAAGGGCATGGCCAGCATGATGATGGCCATCCCGCCGACGCCGGTCATGCCCAGGCGTCGCACATGGTCGGTTGCGGCCCATTGCGACCGGTCCATGTCGGCCAGGCGCGCTACGGCGGTGATGAACAGGATTACCCACGCTGGGGCGGCGATCAGATACCAGGAATTCATGGGCGGGGGCCCTCATCGTCGGACGGGGCATTCTGCCCCGGGTTGGGTGCAGCTGGGGTGCGCTTGCGCATCCAGGGAATGAAATCGGACAGCTTCAGGTCAGCCGTGAACTGGCCCTGCGCCCATTTCTTGATCGGGTCGAATAGGTAATACACCGCGATCGCGGTCAACCCGGTGACGGCGCCCTCTGCGGCCTGGACGTCCCAATGCCAGCCAGTGATCGCCGGCACGCCGCCCACCAGCAGGCTGGCCATGACGATGGTGGACAGGGAGCGGATGACCAGGCGGCCGCCTGGCCGCGGCGGGTTGTTGTCGTAGCCCAGGGCGGCCAGCGTGCCCAGGGCGGCCCCCACGATCGTGGTTGCGCCCACGCCGATCACCGGCACGGTCATGTCGTTGGACAGGCTGGACAGGAACGCCGGCACGCCGGCGATCACTGTCACCGCGATGCCTGCGGCTTTCTCCGCGGCCATCACCGGGCGACCGCCTGCAGCTCAAAGTGCGGGCCGTCGAGGAACGCTTTACGGCCGGCGCGCTTGCGCTCGGCGGTGTAGGCCTGGCGAGCGGCCAGGATCTGCGCCGGGCTGGCCAGCTGGTTGAGATTGAACCACCCGCCGCCCCACCGGATCTGTACGCCCAGCTGGATGGCCGCGCGGCGCATCGCATCGGCGATCACGTCGTAACGCTCCCAGGGATCCCATGCCACCTGGCCATTGACCCAGGCCGCCAGGTCGACCGCGTGGCCGTAGCCGTCAGCCTGGCGCAGGTGCTTGCTGTCCATGGTCTGGCTGGCTCCCCTGGCCACGTTGGCTTTCTGCGTGGCCAGGCTGCGCACGCCCTCCAGGACGGTGAAGTCCTGGGCGGAAAGGGTAATGGCCAGCTGGACCACCTGGACCAGGCGCGGGTGCACGCCCTTCAGGTTGGCCAGCGATCGTGAACCGAGTTGGTACATGGTGATGCCCCCGTGTGGAATGGGGGGCATTGTTCACCGATTGGCCGCCGGCGTCAGGTGCGGGAACCCGCACGCTGCAGGCGCAGCTCGCGGTGCCCCATCGCGTCCAGGATGGTCTGGATCTGCCGGCGGCTCACGCCGTACAGGCACGACAGGGACAGAATGCTGCTCCCAGCCGTGAAGTCGCTCACGATCGCCGCATTGCGCAGGTCGATCAGGAAATTGCGCTCGGCTGGCAGGTCCAGCTCGGTGCTGCCGTAGCGCCTGGCGAGCTTTTGCGCTGACTCCAGCCCGACGACAAAGGCCAGGGGGTGGTCCTGGCCAATGGATTCGGGGACCTTGATGCGTCGACCACCCCAGGCGCGCAGCAGCTCGATGGCATGGTGATGGCCGATCAGCTGCACCAGGTCATCCAGAATCGCGCTTGCCATCGCTTCCCCTTCGCTTCAGTAAACCTCGGAAAGCCTATCACCTGTAGCGGAATGCTGCAGGACAAAGGCCTGGACCTCGATCAGCTCCAGCTCAGTGCCGAACGTCTCGCGGAACTCCCGACCGTTGTCATGCAGGTTCGGGCCCCAGCGCGCGCGGGCCTCCTCCTTCGACATGCCCAGGGCATGCAGCTGCTGCGTCCCGAAGTGGTGCCACATGCAGCACCCGTAGCCGTCCAGGTGGCCCATGCGCATGTTTCCGCTCTTGCAGTGCTGGTAGGTGACCATGGGCAGGGGCATGCCGTCGTCGTCGTCGCCGCCGCGCACGGCGTGCCGCGGGTCGATGATGCCGAGCTGCACGCCGACCAGGCAGGGGATGCACACGCGCATCTTGCAGGCCAGCATGTGGGCCGACTCCCGCTTGCTCGCTCGCTTGCTGCCGATCACAGCGGCACCGTCCGCTTAATCGCGCCTTCGCCCTTGCACATGCGGCAGTCCAGGTGCAGCTGGCCGGTGATGCCGCGGCCGTCGCAGCTCGGGCAGATGACCAGGCCGTGGTCGTCTTCGTCGTCCTCGGGCGTGGTGGCGTCGGTGGCCACCGCCGGCGGCGTGACCCTGGCTGCAGGCCCTGCTGGGCGATCGCCGGTGTACCCGCCCGGCACGAACGATCGGGCACCGCCCAGCAGGTTGGCCAGCCCGCCCTCCTGCAGCTCGGCCCGCGCAATGCGTGCCGCTGCAGGCTCCGGGTTCACCGTCACGGTGATGCTGGTGGTGTCGCGGCTTTCCGGTACCGGCGTGGCCAGCATCTTCTGCACCAGCGGGTGGTCGACCGGCAGGATTGCCTCGCCGCGGGAAAGAACTGGCCCCGCCGGCGGCGCAGTGACCACGCCGCCCGTGTGGCGCTTGCTCGCATCCTCGACCACTTCCACGACGCGGCCGTGGTCATCCAGCACCACCATGCCCGTGTCGTCGTCCTCTGCCGGCAGGATCACGCTGGTACCGCCGGCCAGGCGGTCGAACGTCTGCAGGATCTCCTGCAGCTCGGAATCGGCCATCGGCTTCACGGTGACGGCGCCGGCGGCCTGGACGGCATCACGGATGCAGCGCTGAACGGTCAGCAGCGGCATGCGCTGCAGCAGCGCGCGCAGCAGCTGCTCATCGAACTGGTGGCGCTCGGCCACGTCCAGGACGTCCTCCAGCAGCTCATGCAGGCGCTGTTCGCCGGTGCGCAGGTCCAGCTCGCCGCGCTGGCCAGAATCCCAGGCGTCCAGCGCGCGCGTGCCCAGCTCGGTGATCCGCACCTTGATGCCAATGGCGGGGATCTGCTCGACCCACCCGAGCTGTCGCAGCGCGGTGCAGGCCGCACCGAACGACACGCCCCGCGCTCTGCAGCCGGCAAAGCCGGCGGCGTTGACCAGCTGCAGGAATTCGTGCCGGTTCTTGGTATAGGTCGGCTTGGCTTCGCCCTTCATGGCTTTTCCCTCATGGATTCGATGTGGTGGACGGCGGCCAGTGCGGCCGCCTCCGTTGGGTGGTACTGCCCGACCACGCCCTGGGTTGCCCCGGGGCCGGTCCAGTTGATGGCCAGGCCGCGATCGGTCGACCTGGTGCGGTAGATACGGCCGCCGGCCTGCAGGAGCGCCGGCGGATCCGCCGGCGCCGGCGCCGCGGCGAATAGGTCAGCCTGCACGCTCTACCCCCTTCAGCCGCTCCACCAGCGTGGCCACGCGGCGGTGCCCGTACACCATTTGCGGTGGCTGGCCGGATCCCTTCGTGAACACCTGCGCCTTGCCGCCGCTGGGCCACCAGTCCACCCGCGTGTTGTGGAACCACCGGCGGAAGTGGTACGGCGACAGCTGCTGCCAGCCGGTAGTGTCGGCCTTGGCCAGCATCGCCGCGCGGTGTTCCTTGTTTTGCTGGTCCAGGGCACGGAACACCCAGGCGGCGCCGTCGTCATCGTCCTGGGCCGGCTTGGGCCTCGGCTTCGCCTGGGCCTGGGCGGCCGCCACCAGGTTGCCGGCATCGCGGCGGGTGATGTGGTGCAGGTCGCGCATGTGGTCCAGCACGCCCTGCCGGCTGTAGTAGCGCCCGCACCGCGGGCAGGGAATGTCGCCGTTGCTCATCGCGGCGTGTCCTGCGTGCTGGTGAAGCGCACGCCACCGGTGGGTACCTGCAGCTGCTGCAGCTTCTTCCCGCGCCAGTCCGTGGTGCCCAACACCGACCGGCCCAGCTCCACGCTGCCGCCGGCGGCGTCGACCAATGCCCAGGCCAGGCGCTGCGCGTCGACCACGCGGCGTTCGCTTTCGTTGAGCTGGAACTGCAGGGACACGATGCGGCCGCGCATGCCGCCGATGTTGGCGCGGGCGGTGGCGTGGTCCTTCGCTTCCAGCACCGCCAGCAGGTCGTCGTAGAGACTCACGTCACCACCCATGCGCTTCAGCGCATCGGTTGCCCATTCCGGCCACTCTGCCGGCGGCACGCGGGTGAAGTTGACCAGGCCGGCGCCGTCGTGGGTGTAGTACTCCGGGGCGAAGTAGTCGAAGGCCGGCGGCACCTTGGTGCCGGTCATCAGCTCGCACAGGATTTCATCCACCGACCGCAGCAGCTGCTGGGCGTGGGTGACTTCGCACTGCATGTTGGCCAGGCGCAGCCGGTCATCCTTGTTCGCCGGCGACAGGTGCCTGGCGCTCGACTCAATGCTGCCCAGGTTCAGGCGGATCACTTCCAGGCAATAGCCCAGGCGGCGGCCGTTGACCGCGATCGGTAGGGTGTCGGCAACGTGATACAGGCCGCGCTCCTGGCTGGCGCGGGCGCTCTGCAGGGCGGCGATGATGGCCACCTGCAATTCGGCACGCTTGCGCGGTTCGTTTTCCGACGTGAACTGTGTGGCCACCTGCAGGGCGGTGGTGTCGTCGTCGCTGTCGGCGATGAACTGGCGCTCGCTGTCGCCGGCATTGGCGAACACCCGGCCCGTGGCCACGGCGTTGACGCCGGCCATAAACCACCGGCGTTGTTCGCCGTTCTCCGGGTGGGCAACGTCAGCGCTGAACAGCAGCTGCGGGTCACCTTCGGGAACGCCCAGGAAGATGGCGCCACCCTCGGGCACGTCGTCAAAACTGGCATACAGGCCGGGGCCGGAATGCCCGACATGCCCCAGCGTCAGCTGCAGCACGTCCTGGTCCTCCTCGGCGGTGCCTTCGACCGGAACGCCGGCGAAATCGGCAAGCTGCTGGATCTGACCCTGGCGGAGCTGCAGGCGGCCGATGGGCCACTCCGGCCACCGGCTGGGGTTGGTTTCGATCAGGCGGATGGTCGGGCGCTGTTCCATGGCGGCGATATCGCTGGCGCCGGTACCCAGGTTGCGCTCGGACTGCTCATCCTCCCAGCTGCAGGCCAGGCCTGCAGCGCGCAGCGCGTCGAGGATCGCAAGCGATACGGCGGATTTGCCGACCCCGATGTGGCCGTGCACGGTGATGGTGATTTCGTTCTCAGACATGGCGGGAAAGCTCCAGTAGCAGATGGGTGATATGGCGGTGCGCGTCGACCAGGTAGCGATCGCGCGCGCGGTCGGTCAGGTCGGCCCAGCGGTGGCCGTCCTCGGTGGCGATCGACTTTGCGACCCTGGCCACGACGGCCTGGTGGATCGCCGGCGGGGTGGCCACCAGCTTGGCGTCCTCCATGCGCATGCGGGCGGTGGCCACCTTGTGCCAGGTGTCGACCATGTGGCGAGCCCTGGCCATCGCCAGCATGGTCATGTCGGTGCTGCCCAGCTCGCCCAGGTTCACCCGGTTGCCGCTGGTGGTCAGCAGGCTGCGCGGCACGTCGTCCGGCAGGTTGAGCGTGATCTGCGACACCGGCAGCGGAACGCGGCGCGGCTGCAGGTAGTCGAGGGGCGAAATGGACATGGGTTCTCCAGGGCGATGGCGGGCGGTCAGGCCTGCGGCGTTTCGTCAATCTTGGTGTAGGGGAACAGGGCCTCGTTGGCCTTGATCTGCTTGATGAAGAAGCTGCCCACCGACTCGGCGGCGCAGAACTCGGCGAACTGGTCGGCGTTAAAGTTGGCGTAGTGGTACAGGGATCCGGGCTTGTCGTCCCAGCCAGGGAAGCGGATGGCCAGGGTGTTGGTAGCCGGGTCGTGGCCGATGGCCTGGACCTGGCTGGACACGACGGGCTCCAGGCGGATCTGCGGCACTTCGCTGATGTGCTTGGTGGGCACGATCTTGCGCGGCTTGGCGGGCAGCTTCGGGGTGGTGGGCTTACGGGGCATGGTGGTGGTCCTCGTTGAGTGGCACGTCATGGAAACAGCGGGGGCAGCGGTTGCCGGGGTTGTAGACCGCGGGCCGGTACCAGGTGGGGCGCGCTCTACCGCGGGGCCTGGGTGTCCAGCCGCAGCGCGCGGTGTAGCTGGCCAGGTGCTTGCCTTCGTCATCGGTGGGCAGCAGGTGGACGATGTACGCCCGAGCTGCACGCGCCACCATGAAGCCGGCGGGGGTCTTTTCTTCTTCAGGGGTCATGGGTCACCTGTCGGGCGAAGTGCAGCGCGCGGTAGCACTCGACCTGGGCGCAGACGGCGTGCTGCAGCACCGACGTGCCCAGGGTGAACTGCGCGGCCACCAGCCGATTCACGGCGGCCAGCGCTTCCTCTGCCAGGCGGATCTGTTCGGCCGCCGGCAGCTGCTGGTCGGCGAACAGGTCATCGTCCTGGAAGTCGTCGCCGGCGTTCACCGGCCCACCAGTCGCATGGTGCGCATGCGCGTACCCAGCCCCAGGTGGTTCATGCGGATGGATGGGGTGGGGTAGCTGGCCAGGAAGTTGATGGCCTCGGCGCGCGTGGCGGTGCAGCTCACGCCGGCGCGGCGGTACCCATGCACTACGATGCACTCCTGCTCAGTGGTGAATGCCTTGTCGGTGATGCAGCCGACCACCTGGCCGTCATCCTTGAACAGCACGCCGTTGCAGGCGTCTTCGATGGCCTTTACCAGGTTGCTGCAGTCGGGCTTTTTCGTGTGGTGCAGCAGGCCCTCGGCGGCCAGGTCGCGCTGCCACTTCGTGTAACTGGACGGGATCTTGAAACGGAACTGCACCAGCAGGTCGACAGGGCAGGTCAGCAGCTCGCCGGCGGCGGCTTGCTGGGCGTAGTGCCGCACAAGGGCCTCAAAACTCCGGGTTGTCTCCGGGGTGTAGGTGCTGATGATCGGCTGGCCATCCTTCGTGAGGATCGGCTTACCGCCCTTGGCGCGCTTGATCGTGGAACGCGCGCGGCCTTTGGCCACGGGCGTGTGGGGGATGATGAAGTGAAACAGTAGGGCGGGCTGGTCGGGCATGTGCGATTGCTCCAGGTTGGTTACTTCAGCAGGGCGAAGGCTTCGGCGAAGCGCCGGCGGTTCTCATCCACCGGCAGCGGGTTGGCAGGGGTGAAAGCGGCAATGACTTCAGCGGCAGGGGGTTGCCTGCCCTGCTGCGTTTCGACAGGGGCGGCCTGGGATCCGGCATAGCCTTGCCGACGTGGCACTGGCTGGCCTGCAGCCTTCGCGGCCGCCGCCTCGCGCTCCAGCTTCTTTTCCCATTGCGTGCGGACGTGCCAGCAGAAAACGGAATCCCAATCCTTGGCATCGCCGCGCTTGGTCCAATAGGTGCGGAACTCCGGCAGCAGGCTGGCGGCGAACTCAGGTTTGAAGCCCGCGATGCGCAGCTCGTTCTGGCAGGCATCGCTGGGAAGCCAGCCCATCGGCATGGGCTTTTCGTGGTTATCCACACCCCCCTGTAGTTGTAGAGTCTCTGAATCTAAAACCTCTTTAATAGTGACCCTACCCATTTTGGGTAGGGTACCCACCCCATCCTGGGTAGGGACCCTACCCACATTGGGGCGCCCCATTTTGGGTAGGGGGTTGTCCAGCACCGCGGTGATCGCGTCGTACTCCAGGCGGTACCGGTTGGGCTGGCCAGACTGTTCCTTGATGGTCAGCAGGCCCGCGTCGCGGAGCTTGTAGACCGCACGAAACAGCGTGTTTTTGCTCAGAAACGGGAACGTGTGTTGCAGGTCGGCATTGCCCATTTCCACCCAGCGTTCGCCGCCGCGGCCAGGCCGCCGGCAGTGAGCCAGGAAATGCAGCTGCTGCAGAATCATTGCCTCACTCAACCCGACAGCAACCGCCAGGCTGGGCAATACCAGCAGTGGCGGTTCGGGAATCAGGGCGCGGCTGCTGCTCACTCCTGCGGCGCTCCTTCGGGGGTGTAGCCCAGCTCTTTGCAGGTCAGGCCGCCATACACGGACGGCAGGATTTCCTGCAGGGTGACGACGCCGCCGCACAGCTTCACCAGCTTGCGGGCCTGCTCCGGCTTCGGGTGGCTGTTCCCGTTCTTCCACCAGCGGCTAACGCTTTCGTGGTTCTGCAGGCCGACGCCCTGGGCCACCTTGGTGACGCCGCCGGCGGATCGGATGGCGACATAGCGAGCGCGCAGGACCGGGTCCAGCGGCAGCTCGGGGTTGGTGGTGTCGTGTTCGTTGCTCATGGGGTGAAACGCTCCTGGTTGTGGGTGCCGGTGGACTGTATCAGGACGATGCACGGATTAGCAACATGCCACACGCATGTCGCGTTCGGTTTATGGGTTGCGCTGCACGGGTATTGCATTCCGCTACATTGCGCATCATCATAGCCCGGCGCCAGCAATCCCGCTGGCCATCACTGGAGATTCCCACCCATGAACGATGAAACCCCGCAGCAGCTGCCCCCTATCCGGTGTAGCGCGACGTTTGCCCAGGTGGCCACTGCGCTGGCCAAGGCCCAGGGCGCATTCCCGCCGATCCCGCGCGATCGCACCGTAACCGTGGATATCAAAGACAGGGAAACCCGCCGGATCGTCGGTAACTACAGCTACAAGTACGCTCCCCTGGAAACGATCATCGAGAAAACCCGGCCTGCCCTGTCTGAGGCGCAGCTGGCCACGCTGCAAAGCCCTGAGCTGGTGCTGGTCGACGGCAAGATGGTGGAAGTGGTGCGCACGGTGCTGGTGCACTCGAGCGGTGAATGGATGGCGGTGGATATCCCGCTGTTCTTCAACCGCGGCCAGAATGCTGCGCAGGACTACGGCAGCTCGCTGACCTACCCCCGCCGCTACGGCATGACGATGATCCTGTGCGTGGCTGCAGACGACGACGACGACGCCAAGAACCTGGAAGGATCGGAGCGCCCAGGGCATGCCGGCAGCGGCCGCGGTAGCTCGGATGTGGCGATGCCGGCGCGCCGCAGCCAGCAGGCTGGGCATGACGAACTCGACCAGGCCATGCGCGAATTCCGCGAACAGCAGGAACAGCGCAAGCCGCCGATCACCAGTGCGGCGCCTGAAGATGCCGAGCCCAGCGCGCTGCCGCCGCGCCAGGACGCCCCGGTGGACCCGGCGGTGGACGTGGCCACCGGCGAGTGCACCAGCCCGTGGGGCACGGATCTGACAGACGGCCAGCTGTCGATGGCCAAGCAACGCGCCAAGGTTGCCGGCATGTCGGACCCGGCGGTGTTTGAGGCGTTCGGCATCATCACCCAGGCCAATATCCGGGAAGCCCTGCAGGGCCTGAAGCAACGCGCCGACGCGGCGCTGGGCGTCTGACCATGCGCGGCCTTACCTTCGATGAAGCCCGGCACGAGTACCGCCTGGACGGCGTCAAGCTGCCAGGCGTCACAACCGTGCTGAAGCCGATCAGCTCGGCCCACTACGCCGGCGTGGATCCCGACGTGATGGCGCGCGCTGCAGCGCTTGGCCAGGCCGTGCACAAGGTTATCGAGCTGGACCTGCAGCAGGATCTGGACACCGACAGCCTGGACCCCGAGCTGGTGCCCTACTACCGCGGCTGGCGCATGTTCCTGCGCCAGTCCGGGTTCCAGGCTTACCTGTCGGAAAAGAAGCTGGCCAGCGTCCAGGCCCGATACGCCGGCACGCTCGACCTCATGGGCGTGCTGAACGGCCTGCCGTCGCTCATCGATGCCAAGCGCGTGGCGGTCGTGACGCCCAGCACCGGCCCGCAGACGTTCGCCTATGGCCAGCTGGTCCGGGAAAACTGCCCCGCGCTGCTGGGCCCCACCACCCCGCTGCGGCGCTACGCCCTGCAGCTGAAGAAAGCCGTTCCCAATGCCGTCACTGCCGACTGGCAGCTGATTCCCTTCACCAACGATTCGCGCGACCGCCTTGTGTGGCAGTCGTGCCTCAACATTGCCCATTACCTCCAGGAATCCAAAGCATGAACGCACCCACCGCAACCCCGATCGCCCAAGCCGTTGCCGAGCTGGTCAAGCCGCAGGAAGTGATCGCCGCCGAGCGCCAGGCCCAGGCCGCGATCGACGGCGCACGCCTGCTGGTGATCGACTCCCGCGAAGGCTACGAGGCGGCCGCCGATGACCTGCAGTCGCTGAAGGATCGTTTTCGTGCTGTCGAGGCGCAGCGCGTCCACCTGAAGGAGCCATTCCTGGAAGGCGGCCGCCGCGTTGACGCCTTTTTCAAGGTGCCCCTTGACCGCCTGAAGGAGGCGGCCGATATCGTCTCCCGCGGCATGCTCGACTATGACCGCCGCGAACAGGAACGCTTGCGGAAAGAGCGCGAGGAAGCCGACCGGAAGGAGCGCGAGCGCTTGGCGGAAGTGAAGCGCCAGCAGGAGGAGGCGGACAGGGCCGCACGCCAGGCCGCTGAAGCCCAGGCCGCTGCGGACAAGGCCGCGCGCCAGGCCGCTGAAGCCGCCCAGGCCGCCACCGATGCCGCTGCCCAGGAAGCGGCCCAGGCCGCTGCCGCTGCCGCTGAAGCTGCAGCCGCTGAAGCTGCAGCCGCGACCCAGGCCGCCCAGGCCCAGGCGGTGCAGGTCCAGGAAACGGTCGACCTGCTGGCTGTGACGCCCGCGGCGCCCGTGGCCACGTCCCAGGCGCGCGCTGCAGGCACGTCCACCGTGCGCACCTGGAAGGCCGTAAGCATCGATTTGCGCGAGCTGGTGCTGGGCGCCGCCAAGGCGATCCAGGAAGGCAGCGAGCGCGCGGATGAACTGCTGTCCTACCTGCAGGCCAACGAAAGCGCGCTGAACGCCACCGCCAAGGGCCTGAAGGGCGCAGCGCGCGTGCCGGGCGTCCTGTTCGGAGAGTCGGCGAGCATCCGCGCCTCCAGCCGTGGCAAGGGCCGCGCCGGCTGACAATGACGGGGCGCCGGCAGCGGCGCCCCTACAACCTGGACGGAGAAAATCAACATGGCACGCGGCATCAACAAAGTGATCCTGGTGGGGAACCTGGGGAATGACCCCGATGTGAAATACACCCAGGGCGGGATGTGCATCACCCGCATTTCGCTGGCCACCACCAGCGTGCGGAAGTCCCGCGATGGGGAACAGCAGGAACGCACCGAGTGGCACCGGGTGGTGTTCTTCGGGAAGCTCGGCGAAATCGCCGGCGAGTACCTGCGCAAGGGCAGCTCTGTGTACGTCGAGGGTGCCCTGCGCTACGACAAGTACACCGGCCAGGACGGGGTGGAGAAACACACCACCGACATTGTGGCCGACGAAATGCAGATGCTCGGCGGCCGCGTGAGCGGCGAAGGGAGCCAGGACCGGCCCCAGCGGCAGCGCCAGCCTGCGCAGGCGCCCCGCCAGGAGTATGGGCAGGGCGGTGGTGGCGGGTACGGGCAGGCGGCCGGCACAGGCTCATACAGCGCGCCGCCGCCTATGGATGACTTCGCAGACGACGACATTCCGTTTTAGGGGGTACCGTGGCCACAACATTCACCCGCGGCCAGCTGGTCCGCTGGCACACCCAGGGCAACGGCAGTCGCGTGAACCACGTTGGGGTGGTCGTGCTGCAGGTACCCGCCGGCGTGCCGCTGGGCCCGCTCATGGACAGCCTGCAGAAACGCTACAACACCCGGGCCATCGTCGGCCGCGGGCCCAGGTCGGAAACGTCCTACCTGGTCGCCCGCACTGGCGGCCGCGGCCTGGCCAAACTCCACTGGCCGCACACCGCGGCCATCCGCCCTTATGAGGATCCGTGCAATGCGACAGACGAAACGCCGCCCCTTGTGGGCTGATGTGGTCACCCTGGTGCTGGTCGGCCTGGCCATCATGGTGAAGTGGTGAGCGCCTACGGGCCCGGGATGCCGCCGCGGAACCCGGCCGCGGAAGCCAAGCGAGTGCAGCGCGAGCTGCAGCGCCACCAGCGCCAGCTGCTGCTGCGGCAGCACGTCGAGGCTTCGGCCGTGGGCCTGCTGGAGCTGGCCAGGATCGTGGGCGCGGTCCTGCTGGTGCTGGATCTGCACGGGCTCACGCCGGTGCCGATGCTGGCCAGCCTGGTGCTGGCCTTTGCCCCCAACCTGGCCAGCTTGGCCAGCCTGGCCTGGGTGGTGTACCGCGCCCGGGTTGCCCGCAGGCGCGGCGATCGGTAACTGCGGCGGTGCCGGCGTTATGCCGGCACCGTCGACAGCTTGTCGAGGATCACGGCGTTCTGATTCACGCCGCCATCTGGATCGAACGCAATGGCGTAGTAGGACGCAATGTCCGGCATCAAGTCACTGAATCGATAGCGGCCGTTCGCGTCGGTGGTAACCGTGGCGATCGCCACACCGTTGACCCTGTAGTGCAGCCGAACCCTGCACAAGGGCACTGGCGTGTCGTTTCCCTCATCGTCGCGCTGGTAGACGGTGCCCTCAATCTTGAAATCCGGCATCGGCAGGGCGCCGATGGGCCGAACACCCCACCATGGCGGCGTCAGGATCACGGCCGCGGTTCCGTCCAGGCTGCGCGTTGTTGCGGCTTTAGGCTCGCCCGGTGAAAACCATGCCTTTACCGTTGCTTCAGTGCTTCGCTGCGGGATCTGCCCGGGCCCAACAAAGCGGGCGCGATAGAACTTGCGCCCAAGCGCCGGAACAGTGCCGATGGCGCCAAGGTCTGCCATTACGTGCCCCAGGTGTCTGAGATTTCCAGGAACACCGCCGCACTGTAGTGGCGCCAGTTAAAGAACTTTTTACCGGCCATTTCGCCCTGGCCATCAAAAGTATCCATCTGACCCAGGTAGCGCTGAAGCGGACACCACACGCCTTTCAGCGTGCCTCGCAGGTTCGCCTGGTTGGTGCTGCCGGGCTGCGCCACCCATACCGGCGACATAAGCAACGCTCCATCGGGGCCATGCGGGTACTGCAGGTAAGAATCTGACCCGCCCCAGGTATCGGTGCCCGACTTTCGGCTGTCTCCCGACCAGCAGCATTTGATCGAACCACCCAGCCCGTTGTACGGCCGCGGCATGTAGAGCCCGGTCTGCGGGCTGCTGATGGAGTTGGATTGGAGCGGGAAATTCTGCGAGCTGTTGCCGCTGGTCGATTCCTGGCCAACGATGATGGTCGAATACACGTCGTTGGGGCCGCGGTTTGCCAGGTCGCCGAACATGTACGTTTCGCAGTAATACCCAGGGTTGTTAACCATGGACGATGGGTAGGTCTGCAGCACCAGCACCATGAATGATTCGTCGGCCAGCAGGAACCAGGTGCGCGGATCCGCAACCGCGGCACCGGAATATTGCTTGTACCAGTACAGCCCGCCGACCATTTGCCCCTCGGTGGGGAAATCACCGGTTCCGGTGTTGACGTCGGTCATCGTTTCATAGCCCTTGACGCGCGCAGCCGGATAGCTGCCGGAGCCCACGGGCTCACTAATGCGCAGGTACATGCCGTTGGATCCGGCCCCGGTCTTGAACGCGGCCACGTTGGTGCCGGTGAATGGCTTTGACCAGCCTGCAGGCGACTTGCTGCCGTAACCGGTGACCAGGCACTTATCCAGCAGGTTAATCAGGTCGCCGGCGGTGTTGCCGCGAAGTGCGGGCGCGCCGGCATCGGCCGATGAGTAAAAGCGAACGGTCATGGGTTCCTCACATGGTGCAGAAGATTAGGAAATTGGTCTGCAGGATCAGGTCGCCGGTGTCGTCGTCATCGGCACCGAAAATCAAATCCGCAGCATCGGGGAGCGGCGACACGTAGGGTTTACCCCTGAATACCAGGTCGGCCGCATCGGGCAGTGGTGGCGTGTATTCGCTCACGTTCCAGGGATGCCTCGGGTAAGTGCGATCAGGTCATAGCGCGAATCGGTGCCATCGTATCGAAAGCCCAGCAGGTCGGAGACGTTGGCGGCCTGGCTCGGGTTGTAGGAGGGAATGTTCAGATTGAACCGCATGACCAGCACCGGCAGCGCGATGGCATGGCCGCCAGTCGAGTCCTGGCGGATCTTCAGCATGCAGCCCTGGCCGTTGCGAGCGCCGCTGAAAGTGAAAGTGGTGTCGGTGGTCACCGTCACCCGGATTTCGTCGTATGCGTCCCAATCACAGGCCACGGTGCCGCTGCCGCTGTCGGCGATCACCTGCACGCGGCGATCGGCGGAAATGCCTGGCGGGCCCTGCTCGCCTCGGTCGCCCTTATCGCCCTTCAGGCTGGCCAGCCACTGCGCTTGCGTGCCCGCGAAGCCGTTGGCCACGGCGACCTGGTAGGCCGACAAACCTTGCGGACCCTGCGAGCCGGCCGGGCCTGTTGGCCCGCGCTCGCCCTGCGGACCCTTCAGCGAAACGCCGGCAGGCCATTGGCCGTTGACCTTGGGCCCGTACAGGATCGGGTTGCCGTTGTTCGGCCAGATGGCGTACTCGCCATCATTGCCCGTCGCCGCGGTAGGCGGCGCCGACAGGGTGATGATGGCCGCGCCGCTGATGTAGGAAAGATCGTTGTAGCGCTTGATCCCGTCGCCCAGCTTCATGCGCTTGGTGTCGACCTCCACCACCAGTTCGCGGGCCATCGGGATTTCGTTCACCACTGCCAGGTCCGCGGCGGTACCGCCGCGCACCAGGAATCGGTAGTGGATGACGGTGTCAGCCATTCGGGGTTACCTCGCCGCCGTCGATGATGGTTTCGGGCCGCTTCCAGGTGGGTGCATCAATCACGTTCTCGGTCGGGCCAGGCTCCGGGGTGAACATGAAGCTGCGGCGCCAGCGCTGCCACGACGTGCCATTGTCGTTGATCGCCCACAGCTCCATATCCACGCGGCCGGCCACCACCAGGGTGACCGTGGCCTGGGTGCCGTCGATATCGCCGCGGGAGACGATATCGGTACCGGTGCTGTCGATGAACCGCAGGCCGTAGCGGGTGAGCGGATCCGGGCCGGCGCCGGCGTCCTCCTGGCCGATGACCTGGTCGGCCTGCAGCACGCGGTCGCGGTGGCGCCAGCTGACAGTGAATGTCCCCGTGATCGCGCCAGGATCATCGGAGCCGGCCATGCGCATGCGTGCTGGGGGGTAGGGCAGGGCCTGGCGGCCGGCGATCGTGACGGACGCCTGGGGAGCTACGTCGATGGGCAGGCCGCCCGTGCTGGAGTTGGTCACAGCGCGCGCGGTGACCTGCTCGCCGATCGCGTACTGCGTCTGCGACAGCACGCTGTCGTTGTCGTAGGCCCACAGCCTGGCGCCGGTACCGAACGCCTGCGGCAGGGTATCCAGGCACCCGCGAGCCACGGTCAGCTGGGTGCCGTCCTGGCTCATGGCATCGATGCGCACGCACTCTGCGTCGGGATGGGTGCCGAGCCAGGCCGTGCTGCCGATTTCCAGGTAATCCCACTGCCCCAGCTTGTTGGCGATCTGCAGGACGGTGTCCTGCCGGCCGATCGGCGCCGACAGGGTGGCGGTGGGGGTCAGGTCGCCGGCGCCGGCGTCCAGCCACTCGGTGCCCTGCCGCACAAATGCGTTGAAGTTGACCGCGAAGCCAGGCGGCTTGCTGGCGCACATGCCAAAGAAGCCCACCATGGGGTCCAGCTGCTTGGCCGCGTCCAGGCCAAGCGCTTGCACCAGGTCGCGGAACGGAACCTCGAAAGCCTGGACGAACGCCGGCGGCTGCACGGCGCCGTTGGGGTCAACCCAGCCCGGCGGCTGCGGCTTGACGTAGGACGTAAGGCCGAACTTGAACACGTCCTCTGTGCCTTCGATCGTGATCCCGTCGCCGTCCTGGCTGTTGTCGGTCACCTTCAGCACGCGGACGGGCATGTTCAACACACCCTCCTCTGGCCATGACAGGCGGATGACCTGGCCAGGCACCACCTTGTAGGCCTTGCGGTTCGCTCGCAGGCGCACCCTGGCCAGCATCGCGGACAGCACGTCCACGTCGCGCTGGGCCAGGCGCGCGGCGATCGCCTCGGTGGGGCAGCAGGCATAGGCCTTGGTCTGATTGATGACGCCGCCGGTTGCCTGGATCGCGGCCAGGTTGGCCACGGTGATGCTGCGCTCGGCGTTGTTGGCCGAATCGTTCCAGGTGACGGTCACCTCATTGACGGTTTCCTCTGCGGTGACGCGCTCCAGGTTCTCCAGCACACAGTCGACGTCGTAGCCCTGGGCGCGCGGCCCGAAGTGCACCAGCTGGTCCAGCTCGTAGTCGCCACGCATTGGGATGATGCGCCACTGCAGGTCTTCGGGGTCCTGGATCAGCATGGCGTTGCAGTGGTCCAGCACCTGCTGCAGCGTGTCCTGGATCTTGTCCGACTGCACCCACTTCACCCACAGGCCCAGGCCTTCGGCATGGAACAGGTCGGCCGCAGCCCTGAAACTTGCATCGTCCAGGTTGCCGGGCGGGTGGCTCATCCCGTCCTCGGTGTCGGTCAGGATTTCGTAGATGACGTGGGCGGGGTTGGCGCACAGGATCCTGGTGGGCACGTCGACGCGTGGCAGCTCGACCTTGATTTCAGCGCCCAGGAACTTGAACTCGCGCGTAGCACGGCCCTGCGGCTGCAGGTCCGGCGCAGGGCCGACGTCTACCTCTGCCTTTTCCGGGTACCAGCACACCCCGGTTTCCCAACCCGCCTTGATGCGACGGATCCGGTACGCCCAGGCCTTCAGGTAGGGCGTGATGGCGCCGACTTTGCCCTGGCGGAAAACGGTGCTGAAGATGCCGCGATAGGCGGGGTTATAGGTGCCGCCCTGGACGCTGCCCAGGTAGTCGTTGGGTTCCTGGTCGGGGCCGCCCATCATCACGTCCAGCTGGCCGTCGATGCCGCCCTCTTTCTCATCGCCACCCCACAGCTGGGACGCATCGATGCGGATCCGCTCGTTCCCCGTGACCTTGCCCGACCAGGCGATGCGTTCCCCGCCCATGATCGAAATCAGCATGTCAATGGGGCCCTTGCAGATGCCCATGTGCAGGCCCATGAGATACCAGTAGCCGATGGTCTGCTTTTTGCTCTTACCGCCCATTGCCGGCGCTCCTCTTTCGCACGTCTTCCACCAGTTGCCTGGCCATGTCGTTGCCGGTGGCCAGCATCACGCTGCAGGGCAGGCCCTCGCGCACGAACTGCTGCCAATCCAGGCTGTGTGCACGGCAAAACTCGCGGGCGCCGCTGACACACCAGCGCCTGGCGCGAACGTCTGCGATCGTCACCACGTCTTTCATCATTTCTTGCCCCCTGAGCTTTTCTTGATGGCAATGGTGGCCAGGTCGCCATACCAAAGCACGTTGTAGCCGGTAAGCCAGCCCTCCCCAAAGCACCAGGGAATCGCGCGGCCCTCCTCGGCAGTCGGCACGTCGAAGTCGCTCAACGACGGCGGCTTAGGAATCGGGGGCTTCGGAGCCATCGCGTAGCCGATAATCAGCGCCACGATGAGGATCACAATCTGAACGTACATGTCAGGCCTCAGTAAACCGGCGAGCCGCCGAACGGGTTTTTTTCCGGGAAGTAGGGGAAGCCGCCATAGTTGCGATCGTTGTTGAACTTCGTGGCACAGGTGACCAGGGTGTGGTCGTCGCCCGGGTAGGCCTTCAGCTTCATGCCGGCGAACAGGCCCACGGGGAAGTTGGTCAGCGTGAACCGGGTTCCCACATGCTCGCGGATCGGTCGCCGCTCGATCACGCCCGGGGTGATTTCGTAGACGATGAAGCCTCCCAGGAACCACCCATCGGCGCGGCCGGCAACGCTCGACACGATCACCTGCAGGCCGTTCACTTCCTGGGCGGTGACCTCGATGGCGAAGGCCTCCAGGTTGATGCCGCAGCGGCGACCGCCGGTCAGCAGCGGGCACAGGCGCTGGTAGGCGCGGCGCAGGCCCATCCGCTGCAGGCTGGTGTAGGTCGGTTCGTGCGTAAGCACCGCCTCCCGCGTCTCCATGTCCCAGGCGGCGCTGGTTACTCGCCCCTGCCACACGGCGCGGCGGTCGGTGGGGTCGTCCATCTGCACCTCGCGGATGGTCAGCAGCACCGTGTCGATCGGCGGGGTGGAGCGGAACAGTTGCGCCACCGGGTTGTCTGATTCCACCGTGACGTCGATCGGCGACCGGATCGGGTCGCCGCCCTGCTCGATCGGGCCATGCCGAATCGTGCCGCTCGCCTTGTACGTCTGGAACTGCAGGACCAGGTCCTGGTCGGCATTGGTGAAGCGGTACACGTTGCCGCCGCGCGCCCAGGTGTAGGTGTAAACCTTGCGGCCCTGGTACTGGCTGCGCTCCAGGGAATCAAAACTCATGGCGATAGGTCCTCATTGGCATGGGTGAATCGGCATGCGCATTGTCGCCGCCCATGTCACCGGACCACCACGCCCATTCGATCCGATCGCTACTCCCGCGCATCACCGACAGGAAGCTGATTTGCACGCCGGCGGCCGGATCCAGCAGCAGCTGCAGGGGCGCGGCCAGGCCGATGCGCTCGCGGCCGTTGCCCAGGTCGGTACTGCCGGTGATCTGGCGGTACTGGATGCCCGCCGGCGTCTCGATGCGGATATCCGTTCGGCCCACCAGGCCGCGCAGGTAGGCGGTGTAACCCATGAATGCAACGTCGATATTCGTTGCGCCCGGGGCGGCCAGCGCCTGCAGGTCCATGTCGTTGGCGTAGGAAGGCACCCACAGCGGCCGTTGCTGCCCGGCCAGGTAGTACTGGATCCTGCGTAGCCGGTCGATCTGCGCGCGCCCCAGCGGGGCGTAGCGGAGCGTCTGGCGCATGGTCGGGTAGCCGGATCGATCGACCCAGCGCGGCACGCCGTCGTTGTTGTCGTTGATGGCCAGGCGCCGCTCGGGCGACAGCTGCGGCGCGTTGGACCAGTCCGGGCGATCCTCCAGCACCGGCAGGCCGCGGTGTTGCGGCATGGTGGCCGGGTCCATCGCCGGGTACGGGTTGGCCGCGGCAACCTGGAACGTCACCGACACGTCGCTGCACGATCCGGTGAAGCGCACCACGCCGGCGTCGGTGATGCGGGCCGACTTCGCCGGGTACACGACGGTTCCAGCTGGCCAGCTCCTGGCCAGGTCGCGCTTGACCTGCAGGCCGGTGTCCAGCACCTGGTCGATTTCCACAACCTCGCTGGTGAACGCATCATCGCCCAGCAGCAGGGCCAGGCCGCCGGCGACGAACTCACGCCCCAGGGTCGACGGCAGCTGCAGGAGCCGATCGCCGGCAGCGGCGGCCGCCTGCAGGTCAGCGCCGTGTGGCCACAGCGGCAGGGCCCATGCGCGCGCTGTCCAGCCGAGCATGGCCGCCTCCATGGCCTGGCGCTCCACGTCGGTGGCGGTGGCGGTGAAATCCCAGGTCTGCCGCGGCGTCAGGCGCCTGGCCACGCGCTGTTCGTCGCCCTCCTCGGACGTCATCACGTCGGTGAGCCATTCCAGCGACTCGCCGATGCCGCGCGACCAATCCGGGCGCCAGGTCCAGGGGCTCACGCGGTTGCCGGTGATGTGCATCACCAGGGTGGTGCCGGTGTCGAAACTCCACGACACGGTCGCATCGATCGTCGGCGGTCCCTCCGGCGAGACACGAACCGACCAGGCGCGCTCCTGCAGGGGGCCGAACGCCAGCGGCGGCACACCCTGGCCCACCAGCTCGATGCCCTCGCCGTTGGCCAGCACCAGGCTGTCCAGGCGCACGCCGTAGCTAAAGGCGTTCCACACCGACACCGTGCGCTGCTGCTCGCCCACCACGTTGCCCAGCGCCATGGTGGTTATGGACAGGTGCAGTCGGTTGTAGAAATCCAGGTCGAACACCGGCTGGAACGCGCCCTGCAGGGCCGTCTGCGGCGGCGCGATCGGGGACTGGCCCAGGACCTGCAGCACGCCGCTGCCCTGGCTGCTGACACGCGCCAGGCTGGCGTCGCGGCCATTCCATGGCGTGCCCAGCTCCCAGGAGAGCGGGTTCGGCGGATCCGGTGCCCACAACGCCCAGGACATGGTCAGCCCTCCCGCCGATAGGCGAAGCCATGCACGCCCGAGTTGACGCTGCCGGCGGCGCCGTTCTTGCGCGCCACCGGGAACACCAGCCAGGTGTCGGTACCGAGCGGGTAATCCTGGCCGGGCTCCATGTTGTCCATGCGCACCAGGCGCATGTCGACCGGATAGCCGATATCGGACCAAAGGGAGCTGCCGCGGGGAACAGCGCACCACAGCGGGATAAGCGGGGCCCGGCCGGTGATCGTGCTTGCCGCCGCGCTGTAGGGCAGGAACACGGTACCGCGCTGGTCATTGTCCTGGCGCCAGCCGCACCGCAGCTGCGCCGTCGCGCCGTAATCGCCGATGTGGTAGCGCGGAGAAACGTTGTCGTAGTCGGCACGCACCACGGTGGCATTGCCGCTGGTGAATCCCAGCGTTCCGGTGTCATCGAACGGTACGCCGTTGTACTGCGAATTGGGCTGGTCGATGCCCTGATTCACCGACGTGGACCAGTTGGACGCGAACACGAACTGGCCGCCGGTGTAGGCGCCCACTTTCTTCAGCACGCCCATGCCCAGGTGGCGATACGTGCCCGGGTCCGTCTCCACCACCATGTAGGCGTACTTCCCGCTGGGCGCTTCGCCGGCGAAGAAGTGATAAGCCTGCATGGGGGCGGTAAGCCGGTTGGAACGCACATAGGGCGAAACCCCAGGCTGTACCGTGTCGCCGGGGTTGGAGAATGCCGTGTGCTGGGCAATCTGGATCGACGGGCCGCTGTTGGTCGTGGTGGTGTCGGTGAACCAGGAATAGAACAGGCCTGCAGCGTTCACCTGCAGCGCCTTGCCTGCGCCCGCGCTGTTGAGGCGATCGCCCCAATAGTCGATGCCCCAACCTGCCGCCTGCAGGAACAGTCGGAAGCGGTCCAGTAGGTCGTTTACGTCCAGGGCGGTGCCGGTTTGGTAGCTCATGGGGAATCAGTCCTGGCGGATAGCGAAGAAGTCGGCCGCAGCATTGCGGAACGTGTTCTGGAACACCAGGTGATCGAAGCCATCCATGCGGATGGTCGTCTCGGGCACCAGGTTGAAACCGGGGGTGAAATAGCAGCCGTCCAGCTCGCCCCACATGTGGCGTGGGTCGTTGCTGGTCAGCACGATTTCGTACAGCACGCGCGTGCCGTCCAGGGCCTCGCGGAAATCGGCCTCGCGGCCGCTGTTGTTCATCGCCGCCGGGTACACCTTGCCCCGCGTTTCGCTGTCGCCCGAGTCGTTGCTGCTCAGGTACCGATTGGAATGCGGGCGCCAGACGCCGTCCGGGTACCGGGCCACCAGGCCGTACCGCCCCGGGCTGCTGAAGCCGCGGAAGTTGGCGCTGGTGCTGGTGGCCACGCCGGTGGCGTCGCTGCCAGTTCCCGCATTGATGGCGGGATAGGGGTGCACGCTGGGCAGCTCGTAGGGCTTGCCCAGGCCCTGGTAGAACGGCACGTATACCGCGCCGATCTTGGCCACGCCAGTGATGCGTCGGCCGTTTACCGCGATCCACCAGTTGAAATTGTTGGACGACAGCGGGACGTTGCGCAGCCCGCTGTTGGCGCCCTGGCTGCGCACCATCACCTGCGGGTCATAGGCGCGGAACTGGTAGAAATTGAACGATCGAGCTGCCACCGCCGCGTCCTCGTACAGCTCGGCGCCAATGTAGATGGCATCAAGCCCATCGTTTCCAGGGGCCGACACAACCCACTCTGGGCGGCGCTGCAGCTCAATGTCGCCGGCGGTGCCCTTCAGGAATCGCAGCTCGGTGATTTCCACCTGGCCACTGGTCGACGCGGTGAAAACCGCGCGCCAGTAAACGTGCTGGCCAACGGCCGGCACGCTGAAGGTGCGCGACTCGGTGCTGCCGCTCCACTGGATGCCGGTAAAGGTGGCGGCCGTCTGCCAGGCCTGGCCGTCGTCGGAGTACTCGACACGGAATGCGGTCGGATAGCGGCCCGGGGTGGTGTAGTTGCTGACCGTCACCCTGCGGACGTCGGCCGGCCCGATCATCGAGAAACCCGCGCTCGCCGGCAGCGTGGCCGCCAGGGATTCGTAGTTGCTGCCGTTGCTTACCACGTTGTCCCACAACCTGGTCGGATTGGCGAAACCATCGGAGAAACGCATGCTCGGCAGCGCGCCGTAGCGGCGCACCAGCGACCACGCCGGCGACGTCGACAGCTTGAACACGTCGCCGGCGGCAAAGGGCGTGGTGCCGCCGTTGATGCGGAACGACACGCGGTCAGTGGTGAATGGCTGGTCGACGGTGGCCGTGCCGATATCGCCGGCCAGACTGCCAACCACCTGGAACGCGCTGGATCCGGTGGCGGTGATGGTGAAGGTTTCGGCCACCGATGCGGATCCGCCGATGTAGCCGCCCGGCACGCCAGTGGTGCCAGTCAGCGTGCCGTTGCCGGTGCCGCTGAACACCAGGCCGAACGCATGCCCGTTGTTGCACAGCAGCGCCTGTAGCTGGTCCATGAAGTTGAGATAGCCGGCTGCTACGCCAGTTGCCCAGGTCATCGTTTACCCCTTTGTCGTGTTCGTCAGTCGGTTGCGCTGCATGTGGCGGACCACGATGCGTTCGCCTGCAGCGCTTTCCAGGAATTTTTCGGCCGATCGGGAGTCATCCACAAGCACGATTCGCGTTGCCGGCTCGGCGGCCGGATCGCCGGCGGTTCCGCCGTTGAGTCGGTGCCGCGGATCCATGCGGGTGATGACCTCCTCGCCCTTTTGCAGGACCGCCGGCACTTCGTCCGGCGCCAGGCCAGCGACGCCGCCGGTGTGGTAGCGCGGTGCTGCCGACCACAGGTAGGCCGGCAGCTCGCGGCGCTGGTAGCCCTGCCCGGCGATGCCACCGGAGTGGTGGGCAGTGGCGCCGGCAAGGGAGGCGGTCATCTTGCCCAGGCCCGGATAGATGGCATCGAGGAGCTGCAGCACCAGGTAGGTGGCCAGCGCATCGGCCGCGATCTGCGCCATGCCGCGGGCGAAGTTGACTACGAAATCTCGCAGCGACTCGCCGGCGCTCTTGGTGCCGCTGGCCAGGTCGGTGAACAGCTGCGTTACGGACCCCTTCAGCACCTGGGCTGCCTTGTAGCCCAGGCTGTCGGTGTTGATGGCCATCTGCGCGATCTGGCCATTGATTTCCTGCAGCGAGTCGACCGCGCGCTGCTCGCTCATGGCGTCATTGGCCTGGCGTGCGGCAACGGCGATCGCCTGGTATTCGTCGCGCATCTTGACCAGCGTGGCCAGCGCCGTTTCACGCTGGGCCTGCACGCGGGCGGATCCGTCATCCTTGCCGAGAATGCCGGCGTCGACCTGGGCGCCCACGGCGGTTTCGGTCTGCTGGAAGCGCTGCACGGTCTGCTGCACGCGCTGGTCGACCTCATCAAGGCGCGCCTTGAAAGTCTCCATGTCGATCAGCTTATTGACCAGGTCGATTCCGTCCTGGTCGGCGTTGGCCATCAACCGGGATTTCAGCTCCAGGAACTCGCTTTCCAGCTGGGCGGTGGTCGCCTTGCCGGTCTGGCCCATGGCCTGCAGGATGCGGATCTGCACCGCGCCCAGCTCTTTGCTGATTTCCTCCAGCGCCAGGCGCTGCTCGCGGTTGTTGTCCTGGGCAATGTTCCGGCGTGCGCGCTCCAGGATGATGATGTCGGTAAGCGCCGCCTTGCGTGCCTGGTCGGTCGTGGCCGTGGCAGCGCGCGCCCTGGCCTCGGCAATGTCCGCATCGATGCTGGCCTGCTGCAGGCGGGTTTTCTCCGCGTAGTACTCGCGGGTGGACACCTGCCAGTCGTCGTAACGCTGCTGCAGCACCACCAGCGCGCGCTCGGCCGCATCCTTCAGCAGCTTGAACTGGTCGGCTGCAGCCTTGGCGCCCTTGGCGGTACCGCCGCCGGTTGCATCGCCGTCCAGGGTGTCCTCGGCGGCCTTGTTGGCCTGGCCGGCAATCTCGAACAGCTCGAAATAGGTTGCGTCGATCTGCGCCAGCTCGGCCTGCGCCGTAGCGGTCGTGCGCTTGTAGGCATCTTCCATCGTCTCGGTGGCCACCACCGAGTCGCGCAGTGCCTTGGATACCCGCGCCGATGCGTTGGCCAGCTTGTCGCCGACCAGCGGCACCGCGCGCTGCAGGCCCTGGATACTGTCGTAAAAGTCGGCCACCCGCGTGGCCACGTCGTTGAACGCGCCCAGGGCGCCAGCCTTCAGCGTGGCCCAGGTCACGATGAAGCTGTTTTTGATGACGTTCGCGGCCTTGGTCAGGCCTGCAGTCAGTGCCACGCCGGCCTGGCGCACCACTACGAATTCATTGGACAGGTAGGTGCCGATTTCCCATCCGGTGAACGCCGCGAAGGCGACCGCGGCCGCGGCCTTCAGCTTCGTGGCCCAGCCGGCCGCCGCCAGGGCGGATCCGTTCATGGACAGGCTGAAGGCGTTGACTGCCGTGGTGGTGCCATTGATCGTGGTCGTGAGCGCCAGGGCCTGCACCTGGAATGCGCGCATCGCCGGCGTGTTGAGTGCAATCGACGTGCGCAGCGCGGTGAACGCGGCGGCGGCGCCGGCGACGATCGCCGGCACCAGGCGGAATGCCGCGTACCAGGTAACCCACAGCTTTGCGCCGGTCAGCAGCAGGTTGGCCACCAGCTGCAGGTTGTTGGCCAGCGCCAGGATGGCGTCGGCCAGCTGCCGGCTGGCGCCGTTGGCGCTGTCGGTGTCGCCCACGAACTTGATTACCGCGTTGCGCAGCGACGTGAAGGCATCCGACACGGTGGGCGGCAGCTTGGCGAACTCATCGCGGAGCGTCTGCTGCTGGGTCTGTATGGCCTGCACCACCAGGTCGCTGGTGAGCTTTCCGTCCGCGGCGAACTTGCGCAGCTGGTCGGTGGTCTTGATCTGGCCCAGCTTCACCAGGCCTTCGGCGATCGCCGATGCCAGGCGCGGGGTCTGCTCGAGTACGGAATTCAGCTCCTCGCCGCGCAGCTGGCCGCTGGCCAAGCCCTGGCCGAGCTGGAACAAGGCCGCCTCGCCGGCCTGCGCCGTCGTGAACGAAAGCGCCACCGCCTGGTTAATCGCCTCGGTCAGGCCCAGGGTCTGCTGCTGGGTGGTGCGGCCGGCGCGGGCAATGCGGGCGTACAGGTTTACGGTGCCCTCCAGGCTCTGCCTGGTGCGCTGGGCGATCACGAACGTCTGTGCCTGGGCGCGGTTGAACTCCTCCTGCGACTTGGTGGCCAGGGTCAGCTGGCCGCGCAGGCGGGTGGCGGTGTCGGCGTAGTTGACCAGGGCCTTGATGGCGCCCAGCACGCCGATGCCGGCGACCAGCAGGCGGGCCTGGGTGACCGCGCCGGCGATGCTGGCCCGCACGGATTCGGCCGCGGTGGCAGTCTGCCGTGCCGCGGCCGTGGTCCGGTTCAAGCTGCTGGTGAGCGCGTTGGCGCCGTTGGCCGACTGCTGCGCCTTCGTGTTGACCTGTTGGAACTGCCCGGAGAGCTGGGCGAGCGCCGCCCTGATTTCTGACAGCTGGGCGGTTACTCGGATTTCCAGCTCGGTGCTGCTCATTGCTGCGGGCTCCCTGTGATTAGCTTTTCAAAGTCTTTGGATTCGTAGTGCTGGGCCGCGCGCAGCAGGATGGCCAACGCTGTTTGATCGCGCTTCCTTGCGCGATCGATTGCGGCACTGAAGGCGTGCACCTGGTCGAGCGTGTAGCCGTCGACCCGATCAGGTGGGTGGCCGTGGTCGTACAGCTGCTGCAGCGTGTCCGACCACAACCACGTCGCCTCGGTCAGCGCGTCAGCAGTCCGCCGAGCCCGCCGTTTCGGCCCAGGGTCAAGCCCTGGGCCACGAAAAAACCGGCGTTGACCACCACAACGTGCTTGACCAGCACCAGCACGCTGACCAGCTCCAGGTCTTCGAACTGCTGCAGCAGCTGCCGCTGGGTGTCCTCGTTTTGGTTGGTGTCCAGGGCGCAGGCCAGGGCCTTCAGCACGCTGGGGCCGTGTTCTTCCAGCACGGAAATGATCCAGTCGCCATCGTTCAGCACGTTCTGGACGTGCGGCGGAAGCGATTCGGCGCCCTGTGCTGCCGCCTGTGCGTCGTTCGGGGTGCCACCCTGCCCAGGGGTAGCGGCGGACGGGGGAAGGCCCGCACCGGCGCTGGTGGGCGCCTTGGACAGGGTGGCGAAAATGGGTCGTACCAGCTTCAGGAACGGGAACACCTGCCGCATCTTCAGCGGGCGAACGGTGAACGTGTACTGGCCCAGCTCGACGGTGACCGGCTCGCCGCTGCCGCTGGCCAGCTGGTCGACGTCGCGCTGGACGTCCTTGGCTGCGTTGGGGATCTGCTGCTGATGGCGCTTGCTCATGGTGTGGGCCTCCTTCCAGGCCTGGGGGTTGGTGGATCAGGTGGAACGGTGATGGTGCACGCCGGAACTTTCGCGCCGGCGTGCACCAGGTGCTTACGGGGTGCTGTCTTCAATGAACGTGGTGAAATACTGCGACGTGCCGGCCGGGCGGCTGGCATCGGCCATTGCCGCGCCGGTCATTTCCAGGGCGGCGTAGTCGTCACCGATCAGCGGGATGGACTGCGCCGGGCCCAGCTTCGCGCGGTACAGGTTGACGGTCACCGCGCTGCCGCTGTCGGCCTCGTTCAGGCCCAGGAACATGAACTCCAGCTCCGGCGCGGCGGTCATCAACGCCTGCACCAGGTTGCCCTTTTTCTGCGTGTAGGTGGCCTTGATGTTGGGCGTGTTGCCGGTGGCCGCCGGGATGCTGGAAGTCTCCGGGATCCACAGGCCGCCGTGCTGGAACACGTAATCGACGCCGGCCACATACGGGTCGGTACCGGAACCGCTCGCCGGCGAAACGCTGGTGATGGCGGACGGCTGGCCAGCCAGGCCCACATAGCTGCCCTTGGTGGCCACTGCGTTTTCGTCGGTGACCGGGCCGCCGGTCACGGCGGTGGTGGTGCCGTACAGCGCCAGCGACAGGTTGAGCGGCGACAGGTCGTGCGCGGTCAGCGAGACATTCACCGCGGTGATGCGGTCCACGCGGTTGTAGGTGCCGCCGCCCGGGGCGCGGAAGTCGCGCAGCTGCTTGACCTCCGATTCAACGGCCAGGGCCAGGGCGCTGCAGTTGCCCATTTCGACAAAGCCGGCGCCGACGACGTTCCGGCGGCGGACCAGGATACGGCCGGAGCCGATGTAGGAATAATCAGTGCGCATGTGTATCTCCGATCAGGGGGTGCCGACGTAGCTTGCGGCGGTGGTGAAAGCGATGGGGAAATAGCCGAACCCTGCCGACGAAACGGCAGCGCCCGGGGCGGGATCCAGCGTCATGGGCAGGAAGCCCTGCAGGGGCCGGAAACCCAGCAGGGCCTTTAGCACCGCATCGAACAACGGTGAAACTTCGTCCTGGATGCCTTCAGCGGTCGCGGTGTCGTAGGCGCTGGAGACGTTCAGCACTACCAGGAACTGGAACCCCACCTGCTGCCGGTTGGCCTGGTTGGCCGCCTGGCCAGGCCGCTGGATCGGCGTGTACCCGCTGTAGATGACGGCCACTGACGGGCAAAGCATGTTGTTCTCGGCCACCGCGTCGTACTCGCGCGCGCTGTAGACGGTTTCGGCCAGGGCGGGCTGGCCGGCAGCGGTTGGGGCTTCGATCAGCACCTGGCGCAGCCGCGCCTGCAGTGCCTTGCTGATGGCGGCAACACTCATGCGCGCAGCTCCAGGGCTTTGGCCATTGCCTGCAACGCGGACTGCGCCCAGGACGGCGGAAGGTTGACGCGGCCGGTTGCATCCATCGGCATGAACGGTCGCGCGGGGATCACGGCGCGCTTCAGGAACACGGTTCCCTTGCTCGCAGTGCGGATGGGGCCCAGCAGGCGGCCGCGGTAGGTCTGGCCAGGGCCTTCCATCGGCTCGACGGTGGCGCCGAACTGGTGGATAGCGCCCAGGCTGTGATGGCCGTCAGGCGTGCGCAGGTTCGTGCCGACCAGCACGGCGTCACCGACGCGGCGTGCCTGGATCGAACCGTACAGGCGGCCGGTGTCGCGCAGCGGCTGGCCAACGCGGAAAAACGGATTGAGCGGCTTCCAGGCGGCGCCGCTCGGCGATCGACCGGTGCGGAACCCCATCTGGATGCGCGTGCGCAGGACGCGGGCAAAGGCATCAACGGCGCGGCGCACTTCGGGGCTGTCGCTGGACAGCTGCCGCAGGCGCGCCTCGACCTGGTCGGCCAGGAGCTGGAACTTAACCACGGCGCCACCTGCCGCCTCGCTCGCCCGGCACGCCCACGAAATCGCGCAGGCTGCAGTCGGTGAAGGTGCGGCCGTTCGTGCGGTAGCCCACGCGGGAAAGCGGGTTGCCGGTGTTGTCCACCGGGGTTTCCTCATCCACCACCAGGCGCGCCTTTCCGGCTACCAGGTCCTTCAGGTAGGAAATCGCCTGGTCGTAGCGGCGCTGCACTTCCTCGCTGGCGCTCTGCGCCCACAGCTCGTAACGGGCGATATCGGCCGTGACGCCCTTGATCTTGGCGGGCGGCACGGTCAGGGGAAGGGTGAAGGCACGCCCAGGGATGGCCGCCAGGTAGCTGTCCACCGTCTCGGTGGCGTCCGATGCCGCGGCGTCCAGCTTCAGGGATCCGCCGGCGGTCTGCAGCAGCTGCTGCAGCTCGCGCTGGGTGAAGCGTTCGGCGTAGTCGGTGGCGTTGATGTAGGCCATGTAGGCGTGCCCTCAGTTGCTGCGGTTACTTGGTTTCGTCGGCGCCGGCGCCGGCGGTACCGGCCGGGTTCTGCGGCGGGGTGCCGCCTTCGTCGTCGCCTTCGCCGTCGTCTTCCTCGACGTCGTCCAGCTCGATCACATGACCGCTGGCCAGGAAGCGTTCGGCATCGGCCGGGCCCAGGTCGATGTAGTCGCCCTGGTCGCCGCGGTAGGTGACGCCACCCTTGCGGATGGACTGGCCCTTGGCCACGGCGAAACGGGTTTCCTCGACGTCGCCGGCGGCGCGTTCCTGCGCAGCCTTGGCCAGGGTCTTCACCGCGTCGGCCTTGGCATGGCCGCCGGTGGCGCCCTCCAGGGCGGCCTGGTCGATGGCCTGGGTGTTGGCGTTGTCGCCGGCCTTGGCGGTGGTCTTGGGCGCCGTCTTCGGCTTGGCGGCGGGCTTGGCGGGCTTGTTGGTGGTGGTCTTGGCCACGGTTGTTTCCTCGCTGGTTGCGGTGGAGTACTTCGGTTGGAACTACGGCGCCCAGGTTGCCCTGGGCGCTTTCACGCTGGCTGGGTTCAGCCGATCACGCCCTGCAGCAGGTAGCCGGCTTCCTTGGACTGGATGACCTCGCCCACCGACTCGCCGACACGCACGCGCACGGCACCGCGAAGGCCGGTCTTCGGCTCCGGGATCTGCTTGGCCACGCGGGTGCCCCACTCGGCGGTCATGCCCCACGACGGTTCGGCGACGCCGCGCAGGCCCAGGTTGCGGCCGCGGCGAATCAGGCTGAAATCGTTGCCCCACACGCGCTGATACGACGGAGCCTGGCCCGGCTTGGCCACGTTCGCGTAGGCCTGGCCAATCTCGATGGCTTCCAGCTCGAAGTAGGCAGCCAGCTGCTGGGTGCTCACGATGCCGCGGCCGCTGGTGTTGCCGGTGATGGCCGAGACGATCGCCACGTTCTTGCGCAGGACGTTCAGCACGCCCAGCGAAGTAACAGCGACGTTCGGGCGCACCAGCGGGGTGCTGATGGCGTCCAGGATCTGCACGGACGGGTCGCTGGTGGGGTCGGTCCAACGATCGCCGGCGGCCACCACTTCATGGTGGTTGTAGTTGGCCGGATCGCGGGACAGGCCAGCCACACGGATTTCGCGGCCCAGGGCGATCAGGTCGGTAAGGCCCTCGGTGGCACGGCCCAGCGGGTCCAGCGTCGAGCCCGGCGGCAGGTCGTTGATATCGTCCAGCGGAATCACGTCATCCAGGCCGTGGTCTTCCACGGAACCGTCGCGCTGAATCGAGCTGAACTCGACTTCGGTCGGGCGGCCCTTGCGGCCCACCTTGGTGACCGGCAGGGCCAGGCCTTCGGCGAAGTCCCATTCGTCCCACTTGAATGACGACGTCGGAACCTCGACGCGCGGCATGACGCGGTCGGCGATGAAATCCGGGTTGCGGTAGGCGATCGTCAGGCCGGTGAGGCGGACGTCGTTCGGGTAGGGGCGCTGCATGGTTTCTATCCTCTAAACGGGTTGAGGGGTTACTGCGGTTCGGGCTGGATCAACCCGGTTTAGGCGCCGGCGGCTGCGTTCACGCCCAGGGTGACGTGGACCGTGCCCAGGTCGCCGACGACGCCGGACAGGACGGCGAAGCCGACCAGGCGCTGGCCGGCGGCAGTGGCGGCGATCGCGCGGCCCTGGGCGTCGGACGTCAGCGCCTGGCCGCGGGTCACGGTGCCGCCGTACTCCACGGTGGCGTAGCCGCTCACAACGGTGTCGGTCACGTCGTCGGCAACGGCCGGCAGCGAGCCGTGCACGCCCATGATGGCGTCGGTGGCCGCGCTGGCCTGGGCGGTGTTCGCATCCTTGGAACCGGCCTTGACGATGCGATGCGGCGCAATCGCGCCGTCGGCGGTGTAGGACTTGATGAGTCCGTCAGTGCGCATGCTGGTCATTGGTAGAACCTCGTTTCTCTGCTTGGGTTGGTACTGCGGGGATGTGCCGGGTTCTACCTGGTCACACGTTCGGGGTGCCGTCCTGGGCGATCACTTCGAAGTCGGCGGCCACCTGCAGGGATGCCGCGGCAAACGACAGCTCAATGCCCTTTTCCTTGGCTTCGTTCACCTTGGCGGTGATCTTCTCGGCGTACTCGCGCTGGCTGATGGCGCCCTTGCCGCCGGTGTTGGCGTTGGAGCGTTCCTTGAAGTCGACGGCCTTGGGCAGCTTGCCCAGGAAAGCGTCCATGAAGGCATACGGCGACAGCTTCGGCACCTGCTGGCCTTCGGCGGCTTCGCCGAACTCGACCACCTGGGCCGAATCGTCAAGGGTGGCCATGAAGGCGGCGACCTGCGGGCGCTGCGCCGGCAGCAGGCGGCCAGCGTCGACGTGCGGCTGCAGGGCAGCGTTGATGCGCGCCAGCTTGGCCTCGGCTTCGGCCTTGCGGATGCTGTCCTCGCGCTCGCTGAACTCACGATCGCGCGCGGCCAGGCGCTCGTTTTCCTTCTTCATGGCTTCGATTTCGGCAGGGGTCATGTTGCTGTCTCCGGTGGTGTCGGTCGTGGTGACCTGGGGGCCGGGCTTGCCGGCGGGTTCGGTGTAGGAAGGGCTGCGGGTTTCCGCTTCAGCGCGCGCGCGCTCCTCCATGCGCACCGACTGGCGGGGGGGGTCTTCCACTTCCCATTCGGGCAGGATGCGGTCGGCCTCCTCCTGGCCCTTTTCCGCGATCAGGAAGTTTTTCACCGTGCGCAGGGTGCGGCCAACGCTGGCCAGGGCGCTGGCCATGGACCAGCGGTCATCTGCGGACATGTCGGCGAACTCCAGCAGCAGCTCCGGGTGCGGATCCTCGGCGAAGTCCACGGGGCTGGCCTGCTCGTTGAACTGGATATCACCCAGGCCCTTCAGCGCCGGCGGCACCGCGCCCAGGAATCCGATGTGCTTGGGGTACAGGTTGCCCGGGGAGGGGTTGTTCGGGTGGTCAGGCATGTACCAGGACGCGCTGCGGTTGCGGAACGCTTTCTGCTCGACCAGCTCGGCGAACTGCGGTTCCACATGCTCCGGGTTCACCCACAGGTGGCCGTCGCTGTAGGACAGGCTGGCCGCCCAGCCATAGGCGCGATCCTCCTGTTTCGGGTGGCCGATCACCAGCGGGGTGGCGTACAGGCTGGGGTCGTACACCTTCACCGCGTCCAGCAGCTGCTGCTCGGTGAACTCCACCACGGTGCCGCACGATGCGGTGTGCTTACCGGGGCGAAAAATCTTGAAAGACTTCATGGGCTTGCGTTCGGTGGGCATCTTGGCGGGCTCGCGCTCCTGGGGACGGTGCGAAATGTACGGGCCCAGGGCGTAGGGGGGTAGGTGCGGCCTCCCGCACCGATGGGCCGGCCCGGCGATATCATCCAAACCAATCGCATCGATACTTGTTGCATCGCCTCGCTACTCTGTGTAGCATTCAATCCACGGCACGCACGCCGCATTCCCAGGAGCAATACCCATGACCGTTTTCGCCTCGACCCTCGCCCCGCTGGCCGCCGACGTCCGCGAAGTCGCATTCGCTGACATGAACCAGGCACAGGCCGGCGAGCTGGGCAATCACGCCCGCCGCCTGGCCAACGAAACTCTGCTGGGCATCATCCCGTTCCTGGGCAGCATGGGTGCCCGCGAACACGCCGGCATCACCGACCGCAGCGTGGCCTATGCCTACGGCGAGGCATACCTGCAGCATGTCCAGCGGAACACCGACTCGGTGCTGTGCGACGACAACAACTGGCTGCACAGCAGCGCGCTGTCGTCGGGTTACGTCGACCTGCAGGTGGCCTACCACACCGCGTTCAAGTCCATGCAGGAAATGCTGGACGCGCACGCCGGCTACCGCCCGAGCCTGGACATGCGCGAGCCGGTGATGGTCCGCATTGCCGACGTTTACGACGCCCTGCAGGCCGAACGCGGCGATGCCCGCCGCGCCTACCGCTACGGGACCAACTGATGAACCGCCGCCACGTTGAGGCGCGCACCCGCGCGCCGCTGGTGGCCCTGCTGGCCGTGGTCGACCTGGTGTCGATCGCGGCCGCCTGCAGGGCCGTGCTGGGGCTGCTGTGATGGCCCGGCCGGCAAGCATGCAACAGCGCCAGGTGGTGATCGACCTGGCCGACGACGTCGACGGCAAGCTGCTGCGGCGCGCGCTGGAAGGCGGCCGCGACTGCTGGGCCGCTCTGGCCGTCCAGGCCAAGGCCACCGCCGAGCGCCGGCAAAGGCCAATGACCAGCCCCGAGCGCGAACGCAACATGGCCCGATCCGCCGAGTACCAACGCCGCGCCGACAAGGTGCAGCGCCTCATTGACCAACTGCCCCAGGAGTGAATCCCATGCACCCGCAAGCTGTCCGCCGTCCGCCCTCTTTCTTCGCCAAGCGCGCCAGGCTGCGCGCGATCGCCCGCTGGTACCGCGGCCTGGATCTGCAGACGCAAGCCGATGCCGCGTTCGGCGCGGCCGTGATTGTTGGTTTCTTCCTGGTGGGCATCGGCCTGCAGGTGGTGGGCAAGTGAGCGCGCCGCATCCGACTGACACCATGGGCTGGCGCTGCCGTGGGTGTGGCTGCACCGACACCCAGGCGTGCCCGGGCGGTTGCCATTGGGTCGACGTGGAGCTGTGCAGCGCCTGCGTCCAGGATCCGCCGGTACCGGCACCGCTGCCGCTGCTGCGCATCGGCATCGAGGATTGGCAGGCACTGCCCGATGCGGTGCTGCCGCGGTGCGCGACCGGCGGCGGCGTCACCCACGACGTCTACAGCGCCACCATGTACCTGTCGCGCGAGCGCTTCAGGCCGGAGAGCGCGCAGCCGCTGCCGGCGTTCGTGGCAATGCCGCAGGAGCTGCTGGCCGAGCTGCAGCGCGCGCTGCATCTGGCCCAGGTGCAGCTGGCCAGGGCCGGGCGTGGCCTTCGGCTGGATCCGATCAAGGCCGGCAAGGCATGCGAAGCGCTGGCCGGTGTCGCCGGGCGCCTGGAAGGTGCCGAGTGAGCCGGCGCAACCGCAGTGAAGCCTGGGCCAACCAACAGCTGGCCCAGCGGCCGGTACCGGTGGCGCCTCGGATCATGCCGAGAAAGCCGCCCACCGCCTGGCAGCGCCTGCGCGCGCTGGCCAAGCGCCTGGGCCTGGGGGTGCACCGTGGCGACGTTTGACCCCAAGGCGTTCCTGCAGGACATGGCCAGGCCGCGATCGCTGGCCGAGCTGGTGGCCGCCGGCGACCTGGTCGACTGCACGCTGATGGCCAACTGGCACGGCTTCCAGTTTCCGTGTTTCCTCACGATCGGCGCCTGGGAGGCGGTCATCGGCCCGCGGGGCAAGGTCAGCGCCATGCTGCCGCCGGCGGAAATGCGGCGCCAGGGCGAACGCCAGCACTCGCTCTGGCGCATTGCCGCGCAGCAGATGAACCGCTACGCCGCCACCGCCAAGGGCAAGCGCGTGCCCGATGCCGTGCCTCTGCATGTGCCTGGGGTGAACTCGGCCGACCTGCAGCGCCTGGAAATCCGCGTGGCCACCGACAGCGCCGGCCAGCTCTATGTAACCGTCCGCCTCACTGGAGAATGAAATGGATCCCATCAACGTGAACCACGCCGCACAGCTGGCCAGGATCGGCCGGGCCCTGAAGGAAATGGGACCGCCTGAGCCGCCGGAGCCGTTGCCGTTCCTGCAGTGCCGGTGCGTGATCCGGCCGCAGACGGAGCTGGCCATGCGCCGTCGCCTGTTCCACACGCGCATGGCCGCGATCCGGTACCGGGTGGAAAGCATGGGCCACCAGGCCGCCGACCAGGTCATGGCCCAGCGCATAGCGCGCCACGCTCGCACCGATCGGTACCTGCGCAACGCCGGCCTGGTGCTGGGCGTGCTGGCCATCCTGGCGGGCCTGGCTGCGATCGCCGCCGGCACGATCGGGGGTGCCGCATGAAGGCGCTGCCGACCACGAACCGCCCGTGCAAGGGCCGCGGCGTAGCCTGGTCACGCACGGTCACGCCGGACGTCATCACCGTGCGAGCGTTCAAGCGCGACAGCACCGGGCGCAGCCACATGCACGCCGTGGATCTTCCAGTGCGCGAGCTGGCCAAGCATCGCCACCCGCGGACGGCACTGGCCCTGCAGCTCCTCGCCTGCAGGGCGCAGGTGCGGTGGGCGGTCGACCAGGTCGATTTCCAGCTGCTCGGGCTGGTCGACCCCACGCCGCGGCCGCGGGCCGGGGTGATCCTGTGAACCGCCGGATGCGCCGCGAGCGCGAACGCGCGAAGTTTGAAGCGGCCAGGCAGCGCGCGCTGGCCAGGCTGGGCGAACAGTGGCGCCAGCTGCAGGACCGGCTGCGCAGCGAAGACGTGCTGGAGCCGCTGCCGCCATCGATGCAGCGCCAGGTGGCTGAGTACGCCGGTACCGGCCGCGTGCTGGTCGTAGGCGCCGGCGGCGTCACCACTGACCTGGGCATAAAGGGGATTTCCTTTGCCCTGGGCCATGTTCCGGTGCGGGGGCGCATGCCATGAACAATCCGTGCGATCACCTGCTGGGCCTGGTCGGCTGGGAATCCGAAACCGAGCTGCGCCCCAGCAACCTGGCCGAGGAAGTCGCCGGCATCCGCCGCCGCGATCAGCGCTGGCTGGACCGCGCCATGGATCCGCTGACCAGGGCACACCCGGCGGCCATTGAGCACGTGCGCAGTCGCCTGGCCGGCAGCGACGTGGATGTGCTGCAGGATGAAATCCACCCCTACCTGTTCGACTACTGCCCCGACTGCGGCGCAAAGCTGCCGCCCCTGCAGGAGCTGCTGCCATGACCCTGGACCAGTTGGACCTGTTCACCGAGCGGGAACACCGCGCCCTGGGCGCGCCGCCGGCACCGAACCGGCACGGCGTGTTTGAGCCAGACGAAACGCTGACACTGGCCAGCCCGGGGCGGTTCGCCATGCCAATGGCCGAAATCGAGCTGCTGCATGTGCCGGCGTTCGGCTGGATCTTCGCCACGTCGTACCACCTGGGCGATTGCGGCTCATCGTCGCCACTGGTGCTGGACAGGGCCGACCGCGGCGATAGCCGGCAGGACGCCCTGGTGCGTGCCGTCGACCAGCTGTGCGGCCGCATGGACGGATACCTGCAGTGCAGCAACGACAGCGCCACCAGGAAGCGGCAGGCCAGGATGGTCAAGACATGGGCGCAGGGCCTGCTGGCCTAAAACCTGCAGCTGCTGCACCAACTGGTCCACTCAACGCGCAAGCCCCGGATTCCCGGGGCTTTTTTCGTGGACGAAAGTGGACCAGTGCAGCTACACCAGGCCACGGCCGGCACGGATCCGCGCGACCAGCGCCTGCAGCTGCTCCTCGGGCAGGTCGACGCCGGCGGCCTTCAGCTCGGCGCGCAGCTCCTGCAGCAGCGCGCTGGCCAGCGCTTGGCGCGACTCGGCCGTGCGCAGCTCGACCATGACAG